GAATGGATATCAAAGTTTTCAGGTGCTGAAAATAAAAAAGAGTGGGCAATTACTAATGGCATCCATGAGGCTTTAACGCACCAGTTAGCACATGTATATAACAAGTATGATAAAATATACTGGTTTGATACTGATTATAAATTTTACAAAGTGCTCTGTATGTCGTATAATAACGTAGGTATCAGTAGCGCTAGATTGGATTTGATTGAGCCAAACAGTTATGTTATAGTTAGTCAACCTAATCACGAAGGTGGTATTACTCCATGGCTAAAAGATCTTATTTCCATATGTCAAAATAATGGATCTAAGATCTTTTTAGATTGCGCTTTTTATGGAACTACATTCGATACACTTGACACAAGCCTAGAAGTATTTGATGCTGTTGCATTCAGTATGAGTAAGAATTTTCTTTTAGGTGGTATCAGGTCGGGTATAGTGTTTTCGGATAGTCTGCCGATGACATTAACTGTTCCTATATCAGAACATTTTGGATATAGTTATTACAATATATTTGCAACAGAAGTAGCCAAAAATATCCTTCCTCTTTTTGATTGCAACTATATAACTCGTCACGCGAAACCTATTCAGGCACAGTATTGCCTAGAGAATAATCTTAAACCTGCTGATATATGGATGTGGGCTTTTGATAATGATGGAAACAAAATTTGTATAACTGATGAGATATCTCACCTTATACAAAAGGAATTAGATAATGAACCCATTTGAATATGTGAACTCTATTAATACCACTAAACAAGATTTAATGATAGATGATTTGGCAGAAAAGGCATACATTCCTTTTACTGTAAATCGTTCACTCTCATACTTTAATGATACCGTATTAATGGTCAATGAGATGAATAAACATGCCAGTTTAGACAAAAAACTACAATATCATTTTCTCATAAATATTGTCAGAAAGCGAAAACGCTTTTCTAAATGGAATAAACCTGAATTGGTTAATGATGTTGAAGTGGTAAAAGAATATTATGGCTATAGTAATGAAAAAGCCCGACAAGTTTTGCCCCTTCTCTCATCCGACCAAATAATGAATTTGAGAGAAAAGGTGAACAAAGGTGGTAGAACAAAAAAATAATGTCCAATGGACACCATCTGACATGCTTGAAGTTACATTGAATGAACCCGATGACTTCCTAAAGGTTAGAGAAACACTAACACGAATCGGTGTAGCATCCCGTAAAGATAAGAAATTGTATCAATCTTGCCATATCTTGCATAAGCAGGGTAGGTATTTTATTGTGCATTTTAAAGAGTTATTTCTTCTCGATGGTAAAAAATCCAATCTTGAAGTAAATGATATCCAACGTAGAAATAGTATTGCTATGCTTTTAAGTGACTGGGGGCTAATTCAGTTTGCTAAAAAGGGTGATACATTACAATTGGCGCCTCTTCGTCAAATTAAAATTATCCCATTCAAAGAAAAAGAGCAATGGGAACTCTGCCCGAAATATAACATCGGTAATAAATAATTTTATCCTAAAAGGTAATACCAGGTATTCTGTAATGGTATAGCTTATTTTTGCCTTTTAGGATAAATACACTTGAGCGCAGGAGAACCTGGCTCTTAATATTCTTGCTTGAAAAAGGAGAACACAATGACAAGCAGACGAATCAACACAACTTCATTTCCACCTGCAGCCTTTGTAGGATTTGATCACCTCTTTAAAGAACTTGATCACGTTACAAAGCATGCCTACGATAACTATCCTCCTCATAATATCCTTAAAACAGGTGAATCGGATTATCTAATTGAACTGGCAGTAGCTGGTTTCAGTAAAGATGGTATCGATATTGAGCTACACGATAGAACCCTTACCGTAACAGGTGATCATGTTTCCAAAGGTCGCGAGTATATTCACCGTGGTATTTCTACGAAGAAATTCAAACGCACCTTTAGATTGTCTGAACACGTGCAAGTGCACGGAGCAGATATTCAAGACGGCATACTAGCAATTGAGTTGAAGTATGTAGTCCCAGAAGATCAGCGTCCTCGTAAAATTTCAATTGGAAACAACGAGGTCTCAAATGACACACTTAATACACAAACTAAACAGTTTCTTACAGAAGATTAAAGAACTAAAAGATATTAGAATTACCGAAAACTCGTTATACAAACTATCCGATAGAGAGTTAAACGATATTGGTATTTCTAGAGGTGATATTCACGCTTTAGCAAGAGGTGATAAAGATCATAAAAGATCCTATAAATTAGAGATTAACCCGAACTTGAAAGGGTGGATCTGATGAATGTTATGGTGCTTAACACTACTACTAGTATTGGGTCTTGGTTTAATGATCTTTTTGCAAAAGTTAATCGTAGTTTCTATAAAATCGGATATTACCGAGCTGCAACAGAACTTACGAGACTTGGGTACGTCGAAGAAGCCAGACAATGTTTAAAAGAGCTTAATCGCTCATAAAAAAGTCCTAGCCACAAGTGGCTAGGATTTACATACTAGAAGATGAAATGGTAAAGCCTAATACAAGTTTTAACTTAACTGTTAATGATGTTTATTTAATTGAAGAGGCTTTAAATCACTATATCGGTAGATTACAGGAACGTAGAAAAACACACGTTGAAAGTACTATTATTCCTGAAAGCCAATTGGAACCAGTTCGTCAAATTGATAATGAAATTCGTAAGGTAATTAGTTTACTTGGTAGTTTACACAATCAGAAAAACTGGTATAGACCTAATGGAATATACATTTCTGGATAACACACACAGGAGAAGAAAATGAATAACGATTATATGACAAACATGTTTATTGACACAATCCAAAACGCAAAGAAAACTTGGGTTGACACATGGGTTAAAGATGAGGCGATTAGCAAACCGCTTAATGACTTCATTAAAACACAAACAGAATATACAAAAGATGTAATGAAGCAAACCAACGCATTTGCCAATGCAGTAGGTGAAGCTATGGCAAAGGTGACAAAATGAGCAATAAGAATCCATTCGAAATCCGTGCAGATATGTTGCAACTAGCCAAAGAATATTTGGATCAGCAATATCATATGAACATCCAGTTCTATGAAAACATGGTTGCTGAAGGCAACAAAGCTCGTACGGACATTGAAGATAAGTTGAAAGAAGCTTATAAGATGTATTCCACTGAAGATCTAATGGCAAAAGCCAAAGAGATGTATTCATTCGTTTCTACAAAAGATTAAGTAAAATATAATAAATACCTCTGTAGCAATACGGAGGTATTTTTTATGGCTAAAGAGAACGAAGACGATCTTTACGGCGACCTAACCGAATTTGATTTCATGATGGCGGCAATGTCAATATATTGCATGACTTCTATGGATAAAGAACAATTCTGGACAATTATTAATCACGTCAATGACGGTTTTGAGTTTGATACAGCAGTAGCAGCTCAAGAAGAACTCATGAATATTGTTGAGAGACATAACGATATGAATAGGTATTTTAATAATGGCAAACTTTGAAGAATTATACGACCTTCCAGTATATGAAAATCTTCTAGAAGAATTAAAGTCCATATGTGAATATGATAATGTGTGCTTAAATTATCCTGTTGGATATGAAGACAATTGTCAGATTGGCGTGGGAAGCATGGTATGGGATTGGGTATTATGTGATAATGGCGAAAAAATTAAAACGCCAAAACCAAACAGGTTACACGAAAAAGATTTTACTGAATTATGTGCTATATTTAAAGGCACATCATTTGAGAAAATATATAATGCTCTTTCTGAAAAATATAGTTTAGGAAGGGTTAGAATTATGAAATCTAAACCTCATACATGTTTATCCTGGCATACCGACTTTAGTAAAAGAATACATTTTCCAATAAAAACGCAAGAGGGGTGCTTTATGGTAATCGATGATGAGATTAAGCACCTAAAACAAAATCAATGGTATATGACAGATACATCTAAAATGCATACCGCATTTAATGCATCCAGCGAAACTAGATACCATTTGGTAGGAGTGATTAGATGATTTTAGAATATGATGGGGTTGTAGTAGACTTCTTTGAAAAATTTCCAGCTCATTGGAAAAATATTGAATTCACGTTTCAGGCGGAGCTGATTCCGCCTTAATTTTGTATTGTACGGCTCTTATGATACATAGTAGGGATCAATTGAATGAAGTAAAAATTTGGCCAACTATATCATACGATGCAGCTGCGCCCAATTGCAAAGTTCACAATATCGGAAAGGATGTTGTAAAATATATCCAAGACTTGCCTATAGGAAAAAGTATTCAAAATCCGTACTTACATACCTATCACCAAACGGATATTGACACCGAAAGTAAAAACACTTATCTTAGAGAAGCCAGAAAATACTTATTTAATATTATCGGTTGTGATACCGTTTTAGATGGAACTACTCGCGGCATGCCAGGACTTCCTCGACCTACCGGATCGTATGATCCAAATGAGGAAGAGCTAATTGCAATGACTAAACAACCTGGTATAGAATTTGTTTTTCCCTTTGCCACAGTTAATAAAAAATTCATAGCAGCTCAATATAACCATTTTGGTTTAAAAGACTTATCTAATATGACATCTAGTTGTGTTATAAGTTCAGCGTCTCCTTGTAAAGAATGCTGGTGGTGCAAAGAAAGATATTGGGCATTTGGCTCTTACGATGGGGGTGTACAATAACCTCAAACTGTGATACTATATTTTAGATTATGGAGGTAATAT